TAGTACTGCGCTTAGTTCCTCGTTCGGACAATTAATCTTAAGCATTGGGCGCAGCTCGGAATAGGTTGTCATCTCATCGGCGTAGATATCCAATGTTGATGCAATCTCGGGCATATATTCCATTTGATCAAAATCCACATAACGCTCTGTTCTTTGCTGATTTTGAATTGCATTTGTGGATATTGTATCGAGAGGATTGTATAATGTCTTTTTAAATTGCTGGCCTGATGCGGATTTAAATTTAGACGAGAACTTGTCGAGGTGTTGTCTTCTAATTCGGCGCCCAGATTGAGAGCGATAATTAATAATGGGGCCCGAAAACAACCTCGTAAGTGCTTTGAAAAGGTTTGATTGGGAATTCTTAGGGTTTTTATCTGCTGGCATTTAAAATCTCACTTTATGATCCATTTATATTGGTCATACATCTTTTGTGTTTCACTCATTTTATCAAAAATATTATCTTCTTTGTAGCCATGCTGGCCTTTAATTTGTGTATTCATGGTGGTTTTGGTGGTGTATATCGCGTCAATAAAAGCTTTTTGATAATTTAAGTCGCGAGCGTTTGCCTGGAGCGCTGTGTCTCTCACCCAACAGGCAATCGCCAACGCCATAATCAAATCATCATTATAGCCTTTCATCGCTTGCGGCTTTCCATTCCTCCAAATAAAAGTTTTCATCTCGTTAGTTGTTCGAGATGAATATATCTTAATTAGTTTATTTCTGATAAACTCTTCTAATTTCGCGACTATAAGGGGGCGTGTCTTCATTGTGGTTGAGAATCCCGGGATTGCTGCGGTGCGATGTTCCGCCTGGTGCTGCTCGATATATTCGTGAGTGGCCTTGATGGAGTGATAGATATTGGGATACCCATATTCAAGAAGTTTATCTAAGACAGAGTACCCTACGTTATTGTTTTCCACTACAAGCATGCAGCCGCCATACTCTCGACCAACTTGATTTAGCATATTCGCAAACATATCTAAAGTTGGTTTTCCCTGGTACTCGCCTACGATTTCAAGTGTCTCCAATTTTATAAGATGGAAGGTGGAAAAATCGGCGCCGTCGCCGCGGGCGACATCAGCTACCATAAGATAATTGCACGTCGGATCAAACTCTTCCCAAATCCAAAAATTGCGATCAAAGCCAGTTCTGTATTTTGGATCTTTGATATTCAATAGTAACCACTCCATGCATTCCGGGTCGATCACAGTTTCGCCGGATGTGTTGAAGTTGCACTCAAGCTCTTGTGCAATTTGACGTTTGGACATATTTTTGGTCTCTTTCTGGTACCAAACTCGATCCCTATCGGGGTGCACATCCCACGGCAGTGTCGTTAGGTGAAAGTTGTTGGTGCCGGCTTCTGAATCAGTGCAGGTTTTATGAAACCAGTTTCCAACGCCGTTCGGGGTCGAAAGCGCAATACAGCGCCCACCAGTTGACAGCGTTGGATATAGGCCGGTCCACAGTTCTTCAAGGCCTTCAATATGTGCAGCCTCATCCAACACCAACAGAGACAGCGCTTCCGAACGACCGGCATCGCCAGAGGTTGAGGCAGCTTTAATTGATGATCCGTTGGAAAGCTCAAAAGATGTGCGGTTGTCTACTGTGATTGTCGCAATCTTTAACCAATCGGGAATATTGCGCATAATGTTCTTTACCTTCTTTACCAAGTTTCCCGCTGTTGCAAACTTGGTCGCCATGACAAGAATGGCTTTATCGCGATGAAAGAGCATCATCCAAACAATGTAGCCAGCCGTGATCGTAGAAATACCTAGCTGGCGCGCTTTTAGAATGACGTTGAAACGATAGTCGTTAAAATCTTTCAATAGGTCATCTTGAAATTGATACGTATCAAATAAAATAAGCCCGTGCATCGGGTGTGATATGCGGGCATAGGTATTTAAAAAGTAGGACGGATCTTTACCGCACTTTAATATCTCTTTGACTCGTTGCTTCTTGTCTAATTGAAAGCTCATACATCTCTAATAATCTAACGCCACTTGATCGGCCGTTGCGTGTGGACAAGCGCCGCTAGCGTGAAGATTCTGATAATGGGCTATTGGCTGCGGTAACATATCTTCGTGGTCTATGTTCTGTCCGTGGTGATCGGTCAAGCGAGTGAGCAGTATATCCATCCACTCGTCAAAGCCAAGATCTCTCTCTTCGCCAAGCACCTCGCGAATAAGACCCACCAATCCCTCAAGATCTAGCCCCTCTTCGAATCCGATCCGTTGACCCTGCTTCTGGCGTAAATCCAATTCTTCTCCACCGTATGCCGTGGATGGTCCAGCATCCTCCGGCGGGGCTAGTCCGAGCGCTTCCGCAGCTAGGGTGAGAATATCGACGGCATCATTGTGCTCCACTCCCTGGAGAAGAGTCACGATGGTCTCCACCGGAGATTCTGATGCGGGTGCGGGTGCGGCCTGAATGTCCATTGTGTAGGTTTCGCCCTTGTCCTTGTCTTCCGGCTCTTTACGATGCGGGCGCGACATTGTGCGGGTGCTACCGCCGGGTTCTTCTTCCTCTTCTTCACCCCTGTCGTATATGTGGGAGCCAGGATCCTCGCGGGGATCGTAATCTGGGTCATTCTTGATTCTACGTAGCAAATCCAGCACATCGCCAGTAGCTTCGGTGAGGCCTTCTTCCTCCAAGTATTCTTCAATAATAATCCGATAAAGATCGTTACGCGAGAGGTTCATTGTTATTCTCCCGAATTCTTGGGGCGTGTATCGTTGTCGGGGCGCTTGCCTTTCCATCCTCCAAGATCAAGGAATGAGCGCCAACTTTCTTCGACTCGATCTTCGGAGCCGGTTTCCAGATTCATCTCTTCGGAGAGTCCGCCAATTCTATAGTGCTTCTTGGCCTGCACCCAAGTGCGAATACGCGATGTGCTTTGTACCATCACATCAACTTCGCCTTCCTCAGTAAGAGTGACGGAGTTGCCGGTGAGGCTCTTATATTCCTTCTTAATCCAAGAAACGATATCAGTCAAACGCTGATCAACCTCACCTTCAAAGCCACTTCCATAGACTTCCTTTAGGCGGACATCAGACTGATAAGTGAGGCACATCATGTCGCCATAAATCTTGACATTAAATCCGTCCATCACGCGCTGGTCGATTAAGACATCTCCCTGCTCGCGGCGAAGGGCGCCGGTTTTCATGGGAGACTCATCTTCACCCAAAGCACCATCATATGCATTTGCTGCGGCCTGGTGAAGCCCTTGTACGATATCGTAAATTGAATTATCTTTTTTAGCCATTATTTGGTCTCCATCCTTTTAACCATCTCTCTTCTCTCCCAAAAACGTATTTATCGTAACAAGCGCCACAACATTGAAATTTAATGAGACAGACATCATCCATCGATTTCCTTGGAAAAGATCCGCAGACCGAGCACGATGTTAAAGATTCTCTATTAAGTAGTTTTTTTGATACCTTTATACCATTAATATCGATTTTCTCTTGGTACTCTTCGTTTTTCTTAATTTTTTGATAGAACTCTCGCATCTGGGAGAGATATTCTTTTTCTTTCTCCTCATCCCAATTTGCTCTAGGGTTCGCTACGGCTTCAGAGCCATACTTTTCACTAATTGCCTTCTCGATTGCAGCGATATGATTTAAATCTTTATCTTTCATCAAATGCCTTATATGCTCCATAAGTTGCGGCAGACCCAAGCACAGCGCCACCAATGAACCACCACATCTTATTTCGTGGAGAGGTCTTCTTGAGCGACTTTACGAGCGCAGCTATTTCCTTATCCTTCTGTGTAACAAACAGATCGTATTCGGCTATAGTTGCTTGGTGCTCCACTCTCAAAGTTTCTAGTTCAAGCTTGTGCTTCTCGTTGGTCTTATCCAGTTCATATTGTACTTTAATATCGCACGCATGTGCAGCAATATCGTAACCCGATAACATCTCAGCTGTTGCTTGCTTGTTGAACAATACTCCCTCACAGGGCGCGCATTGGTTTTTTCCAAGAATAGTGAACTGCGGCTCCTCGGCGGCTGCCGGTGCGGAGATTAGCAATAATAAATTAAGGAGCAACATACCCAAAACCAAATGTCTTCTTTATATCTTTAATTAGTCCCTTCTTGTCTTGACTAAACTTTCTTGCATAGTTGCGAGTTTTCTTTGCCTTTTCGTCTTCTAATTCTCGAAGGGTTAGCTCGTACTCTCTCTCTATGGATTCTAGCTCTTGCAGATAGTTCTCCATCAAAAGCTGTTTTTCATATAATTCTTTTTCGTGAAGCTCTTGTAAGCCCTTGATCTGAGCTTCTGTTGACTCCAGGCGTGTTTCGTACGCGTTCTCCATTAGATGGTAATCATATCGCGTCTTCAACGCCACAACGAGAAGAAGCAATACGATCAGTATTGCTTTCCAATTCTTCAATGCAAATTCTAATATCTGCTTCTTAATCATTGTATCCTCGCAATCTAGCGATGCCGTCGATAATCGTTTGGCCTCCGATGTAGATCGCTGAAATGACTACCCAATCTTCGCTGGTAACGTGTCCTGCGAATGTGAGTCCGGTTGCTGTTGCCCACACCATCAGCTTGCGTGATGTTAGCTTGGACAACCATGTATCAATAAATGCTTTTGTTTGTGCCATCATTTTTTACCTCTTTTTTCTTCAAGCTCACCTGAGCCCTCTTTGTCTGGTCAGGTTTCTTCTTCGCGTACCTGTAGGGCGTTTCGTAATTCATCTTGATTGTTTAGATGCTGGTGCTTCTCCCACACGTCCACTTGTTCCCCCGAAGATAGGTGCGGAAGCAGTTCTTTCACGTCATCAAGGGTCAGGTTTCCCTCGTGGCGGCCGCGATGAGGGCGAGGACCTAAGCCGGGATGGGGGGTGCCGTCGCGGCGATATTTTTGTTTCCTCCACGTTGGGATTTCATCTAACTTTTCAAGTTCATCTCTAATAATCTTCTGAAGGTTTTCAAAATAGGTCGGTGTATCCATTTCTGGATCGTATTCATAACCGCCGCCGGTCTTTGACTTTCCACCCTTGACGCTCCAATACTGACGTGACCCATATGGCCACGCAGATCGAACGGCAGCTTCAAGTTCAGTGTGATCAACCGGCTTTCCCTGCGCCATCGTTGAAAAGGCGGCCTGAATCAAACCAACGGCTTTCACAATCTGATCCTGTTCCATTTGTGATGGCGCTTCGACATACTTGGTCGGATCGATGGGCTCACCCTGTCCGTGCCGGCGCACTGGTAGATCTCTACCTAGATCGCTCTGCATTGACTTTAGGCGACTTATAACCATGTGGTATGTCGGTTTCAAAAGTCGAGCGTACTTGTTACCCTTATTGGTGTGGCCGTCCAAGCTCTGTTGTTCACCCTTGAGCATGCGAATAAACATTGCAAGATCGTCCTCCCACTTACCAGTCAAGCTAAATTCGTGCGGTACACGCGGACCCATTGCATCTTCGCGTTCGTCGTCTTGAGGATCGCCGAATCCTGCCTTCATTGTGTCGGGCAGGCGTGCTTCTGCAATCTCTTCTTTAATAATCTCTTTAAGGCGGTCAAGTGTAATTTTCATTTTTCTATCCATCCTTCTGGCTTAGCGTCAATTGCAGCTTGCAATGTGGCGGTGGCCTCTTCGCCGGCTAGCTGCTGAAATATCGAACGCATAAGGTCAATGGCCGATTTTCTTGCGCCGCCCGATCTTGTAATTCCCTGCAACATGTGCATGGCCATAGCTGACGCAATATTAACATTTTCACGAAGAAGATGCTCAGATTCAAGCTCTTCTTTAATGACCTGCTTAAGTTGTGCTTTCGTAATTTTCATTTTAAAGTTTTCCGGCCATCTTGGCGGCTACTGCAGGGTGTTCTTCTTTAAATCCTGCGATTGCTGCTCTGACGCTCTCCTCATCGCAAGGACCGTCATACCACTCATCAAAAAGCTCTACACCGTTAACTTTCTTGACGTGCTTTCCAACGCCGGCTTCTGCACAGACGCGCACAAATACATCCGAACAAGAGCATTTGACGGTGTGAGTTTCCGTGGGGGTTGTCTCTTCTGCTGTTACGACGGTGGCCTTCTTAGAGAAGAGTGATGTTAATTTATTCCATAAATTCATTTTTATAATTCCTTTTAAAATTCCATCTCCCATTCTTCTCTCTCCTTCATTCTCCCA